AAATTACACCATATTTAGGTGGCATTGATAAAGCTCTTACTAAATAGTCATCTTGTGTTACACTACGTAATTGTGTTGAAAAATTCGAAATGGAATTTTGTCTAATTTCTTCATTAGTGTCTCCATCGCTACCTCCAGAAGCTGCTCTTGGGTTTGATGTTTGAAGTGAATTAAATACATCATCTGCTTCATTTCCTACTAACCCAGCAACTTGAAAATTTACTGTACTATTAGATAAAGTTGTTAAACTACCCGCAGGGACATTAGAGGTTGCACCACCTCCTGTTAAGTACCTTACAGTTAAAGTAGTATTTGAAGGAGCAATACCATAAGTATCAGTAAATATAAAGTTTTGTGGTGAATATGCTGCTGTAAGTTTATCTTTTTCAAATGGTAAACCTATACCTACATTATCAGCATTTGGGGTTACTTCTTCATTTACATCACTTGAAGTGCCTGAACCAAATTGGATTTGTAAGGTAGTTGGGGATTGGAATCTAGTAGCAAATCTACGTGAAACTTGTTTTAATTTAAGTAAATAAGGAGTATCACCTTCTTGAGAAGAAAAGTTTGGGTCATTTGGGTTAGTATTTTTGATAGAATCAAATACCATCTCTTGACCTAAATAAGGTACTTCATACCATATATTACCATCACTATCTGTAATATCTAGAATGCCTACAATATTATTAGCTGTAATAGTACGAGTTGAAAATTCTTGTGGTGAAGAAAATGTAAAACTAGTTTCAACAATTGCTGCTGAGATTGCTTTACGTGTTTTCTTTAGTAGGAAACTATTAATAGTAGCACCACTTTGCTCATAAATTGAAACAGTAGTAGGATTTGAGGATGATGAAGTATCAAAATCAACAGCATCTTCAACTAAAAATTTAACTCCACTAGGAGATGTAACTTGAGAGTTTTCATTTACTAATAAAGCATACTTGTAATCTGGGACTGCATTAGCTCCGCTCCCGCTAGAGGGGACTGTTTGGTAAAAGTCTATATCAGCTAAAGCTACACCTGTGGTTTTAGGTTTATAACCCATCATATAAGCTAAATCATATAAATTTTTAGCTTCACGGGCGTATTGTAGAAAAGTTTCTTGGAATTGGTTATCTTGATAAAATGATAAAACATCACCCACATAAGCAGATAGTTCCATAAACATCATACCTGGGGATGCTTCTGTAAAGTCGTTATAGGTAGTAGGGAAGTAAGTCTTAGAATAATTAATTAAACTTTGTCTAAGATTCCCGAAATCCCTATTAATATATTTTATGTCTCTATTTACAGCCATTAGTCAAATGTTATATTTAATTCGTCGGTTATGCTTGTACTCTGCACACTATATTTTAATAGCACGTTTATAATGTTTAAATCTGGTTGGGTAGATACTTCTAAATTTTCTATATTAACACTTGGAAAATATAAACCTAGTTGAGATTGGATATCTTCTTCCAGAAATTCTAAAGTATCTTCTGATATTTGTTGGAAAATGAATTGTCTTAAATTACCCCCAAAATTAGGATTTAAGGGTCTTTCCCCTTTATTGGTTAAAAACCAATTAAGTAAATTATTTTTAATTGATTCTTGAGTTGTGAATGTTGTTGTAAAACATGCCTTTCCATTAAAAGGTAGAGAAACCCCAACACCTACACTAGGTTGGAAATCAATTGGTGATATGGTTTGAGCGTTATAAGCCATTATTTACCTTTCATTAACCCCATAATTTGGTCAATTCCTACATTACCATCACCTAAAGATGTACCTTCACCTGTTGCAGGGCCTGATGGTCTAAATGTATTATTATCTGCTGTTGTTAAATTCATATTTCCACCATTTGCTACCATTTGGGATAACATTTGTTCCCTAAATGCTTTTTGTGCTAAGGGATCGGGAGTAGTAGTTGGTTGTGCAACTGAAAGATTTTCAGTAATTGTAGGTTTAGGTGAGCGAACAGCCTCTAAAAGAATATCTTTTAATTCTTCTTGTATAGCCTCTCTAACCTCTTCTCTGATTACTTTTCTTAATTCTGTTAATTTCATGGTTATAAATATTGATTTAATATGCTTTTAAATTATCTCTATCGATAATAAATTTAATTTCGTTTAATAATACTTGAGGGTCTGAAGCAAATGAGAGTTCACTAGCAATAAGTACAATACCTGAAGCATTTAATCCAACTGCTCTCCTTTGAGTTACAGTATCTGTATAAGGTTTTTCTTCAATTTCTAATCTAAATCCTTTATATAAAGACCCATCATTGGTATCTTCTGCTGATAGTTGGATTGCTACAGTAGCAAGCACATCAGGTGATAAAGTATTTAATGTAGAATTGGGAGAACATAAGGTTATAATTTCATCTATAGGGGCTAGAGCTTGAACTATTTTTGTAATCATAGTATTAACTCCATTTAGGGGTACTGAAAAATTGCTAACAGATCCTCTTAATGGTGGGATGCGGGGTTTGCCCTCTTTATCGAATTTAATTATTTGATTTACTGTATTTAAATCTGTAATTATAGATCTAATAGGAGCTAGTACAGCTGCTAATCCCGCTACTTTAGCTAATTGGTTTGCTATAAAAGCTGAAAGTTCAATGAATGTAGAGGTATTTTGTATACCATCAGCCACATCCCCAGTAATATCAGCACTAATTTTTAAGTTATTAACTTTTACTTGTTGGTTATTTAAAAATTCAACTATACCATCTCTTTGTCTTATAATATTTTCCAATACATCTGGTGTAGGACATAACCTATCTTTTACTTCTTGTAATTTAGCTGGGTCAGTTAGTGATGATAATTTTTCTATTTGTTCGTCTATACCTAATTCTTCTCTAACTTCTAATTTTTTAGCTTCAAACGCATCTAATGCTGTTTGTTCTATCATATTAAGTATAGAGGGTAAACAAGTTTTAGCTAATACTTTAGTTATATTACCTGCTAATTCACCTAATCTTTGGACACCTTTAGGTTTTTGATCGTCAGGGACATTTTCATTTAAGTCTTTTTGAACATCCTTAAATATTCCTGTAATAAAATCTAATTTAAATTTTTTACGTTCTTTTTCTTCTTTTTCCTTATTTTTTTCTCGTTTTAATTTAGTGGCATTTTTTATACCTTTAAAACGGTTTTTTGTTTGAAATTTTTTAACATCACTTTGATATTCTAGAAATTGGGAAGTTGTCCATTCTTCAGGATCAATTCTAGTAAGAGGGTTAGTGGGTTCTTTAACTTCTTTGTAAAAAGCAACTACTTCTTCTTGTGTAGGTAAAGGGATATTTACCCCAGCAGCTTCTAAAACTACTTCAGCAAATGATTGATCTTCAACACCTTCAACAGCTTCAAGAAAAGCTTTAGTGTCTTTTAATTTTTGTAATATTCCCATTATTCTACTTTTACAATATTAGATTTTAAATTATCTAGTTGTGTTTGATAAGTATCTAAATTATTACTTATTGTACGTGCTGCAGTTGCTGTTGGTTCTAAAAGAATACCATTATTACCAATTTGAGCTCCCATAATTTTAAGTAATGAAGATAAATCACTAATTAGGTTTTGAAGTAAATCTACTGTTGAATCTCCTAATAATGCACTTTCTGTAGCATCTTTACTTCCTAATAAAACTTGACCTGCTTCCAAAACAATAGGACCTGTAGTATCCATATTAATGCTATCTAAAGCATTTAAATTAATACTTTTTTGGGAAGATAGCATCAGGTGATCTTGGGTTGTATTAAATACTAAACGACCTGAGGTTAAGACAATTTGAGAACCTGCGTATTGGTTTAGGTTGGTGGGTTTTTGGTCTTCTTCATATGAAAAATATTCATTTGTAGATGATGCTGATAAAGGGAGTTGTTGTGTTGAAGTTAAATATATAGATGATAAATCTTTATTAATATCCTCAGTTATAAGAGATTGGGCTGGGTCTGTTAATTCTAAACTTTGACCATTTCTTAAAATAGTAATAGGATCTCCATTCGAACCTGCAGTTGACCAATTATTTAATGGGGTTATATTTATAGTTTCATTTCCACCTATGGATTGGATATCAGTACTACCAAATCTTATACTGTTACCAAACCTACCTTCTAATATGACATCTCCTTCAAATGGATATAAAGGAAAGATGTTGGATTTTTCATCGAAATATGTCCCGGGTTTAAATTGGGATGTATTTTGTTTAGTAGAAATATTAGGAGAACCTAATTCTATTTCTTTTAAACTTTTACTTTGATTGCCCCCTTTTATACTTTCTTGTTGTGCTGGGGTTGGGTTTGAATGTATGTTATTAGGCCACGTTTTCACGGGACTTAAATAATAATATCTAGTATTACCTGGGTTGTTCCCAAAATCTTCACTGGGGAAAGAGAATAAATATACCGTCTCATTTATTAAAGGATAATTTTTGATATTCGGAAATAAAGGTGTTGCTTTTATTCCTAGACTACCGGGTTGATTACCTGATGAAACCATAGATTCCACTCGGATTTCACCATTAGATAAAGTTGAGGAATTATCTATACTAATAACTCTACCTGGGATTAATTGTCCTGAGGGGTAGGTTTGGTTTTGGATAGATATGGTATTTTTACCAAAAGCCATAATTATTTACTTTGAAGTTTTTCCATTTCCTCAAGTAATTGAGATTTTTCCTCGTCACTAATACCCAAACCACCATCTTCTGATGTTGAATTTAGGGCACGTTGTACTAACGTAGCCATTTTAATCAAAGCATCATCATTTTTAACACCAATTTCCATGTACTCCTTTATTAGGGGTACAATCAATGTGGCGTCACCTATATCGGTAACCATTGGTTTTAATTCGGATATTAGCGCAGTAACTTGTGCCTCGCGTCGCTTTTGGTTAGTGTAAATTTCCTCGAGTAAATCGGAGAATTTTTTAGTACCAAATACTGTTTTTTCGAATTGTTGACTCATATTTATTATGTTTATTCATGTATAAATATAGAGTTATTCAAATTCTACATAAGCATTTTCAAGATAAAAGATATAATTACCTTTGAATATAGTATATAATTGACTAGCTATTTTAGTAATTTTAGGAGTCTTAACATCTATCATTTCTCTAATGTAAATATAAAGTGCTTTTTTATTGAAAACGTCTATGTTTTCTCTTTTACGGAATAATTCTAAAATA